GGGCTATGTCTGCCAGCATCGACCAGAGCTTTGCGTTCTGGAGCAGCGTGCGGCGGCTCTTGACCGGGCGTACGATGATCTCCACGGCTTGATCTGCAGCCAGCTCGAAGGCGAACAGATAGGCCAGCTTGAACACGTCGCGGACCCGGTTGCGCCCAGCGGTCCAGAAGTGGCGCGGCTTATGGATCACTTCACCCATTGGCCACCTCCCGCAGAAGATCCAGCTTCGCCCGCAGCTCGATAAGCTCTACGGCTTGATCGCGGTACACCTCAATGTGCCTTGCGTGCTGGGCGCGCAGCTGCTCGTTCTCCAGTTCCAGGCGGCGCAGCTTCGCCTTTTCGAGTGCGGTCATACGGGACTCAGCCATGGCGGCGCGCCTCCATCTTGTCGTGGTCGTCCTGGCATTCCTTGCAGCGCACGGCGTTCTTCACGGCCTGGCGGCGAGCCGGTAGGATGTCCTCGCCACAATCCAGGCAGTCAGGACGGCCATTGCCCATCAGCCTGGCCTGCACCAGCGCCACGCCCCCTATCCGATCTGCCTCCTCTAAACCAGAGGCGCGGTCTGTTACATCGGGAGCTGTGCGGGCCTGCTCGAAGGCGATGGCCATTTCGTGAAGGGTGCTCATGCGGCGCCCTCCGCGATGACCGGAGCGCTCGGCAGCGCCATCCAGTGAGTGATGCAGTCAGCGCCAAGAGCCTGCGGCTCAGGGATTAGCCATTGACCATCGGCATGCAGCCAGGCGACGCCGACACTCTCGCTTCCGATGCAGTAGGCAAGAACTGCTTGACGTTCTTGCGGAAGCCTGTCCTCAACACTGATCCAGGCATTCTTCATCTCGTCAATCAGGTGGAAGGCTTGGCGGTTACGTACAATCTGGCGGCTAAGCTTCGCGGAAAGACGAGAAGTTCCAGAGGTAAGCCGCTCGTTCTCCGCGATCAGCTCGAGGATGGCGGCAGGGTTGGCGGCGGCGATGAACCTTGCAATCTGCTTCATTTGCAGGTGCATGCGCGGATCGCTCGCCGCCAGGTTCAGGTTCGAATAAACCTCCGCTACTGGCCCGCAAAATTCTCCGTCATCGCCTGCATAGCGGATCTTTGGATGCCATGTGTTCTGCTCGTCCGCATCAGTGATCCAAGGAGCCGGTAGGTCGGCTGCCAGTCTCTTCAGTTCGTCGTACTTGCTCATCGCTTCGCCCCATAGGCCCGCTTCTGCGAGCCGTCCATCTGCACCAGTCGGTAGTCGTTGCCGCGCTTCATGCGGACGACGGTGTTTTCTTCCTGATCCACGGAGAAGCCATCGGCCTTGAGCTGGTCGACGATTACTCGCTGGGGTAGGGTCATTGAGCGGGAGCGGTTCATGCCTTCACCTCGCGGGACTGTTGGCGCTCTGGCTGGAAGTCGCCACGCAGAGGCATGAGATAGCGCTCCGGAACGTAGAGTGGCGTCACGCCGTCATCCGTGACCCACCATGCATTGCAGCCAGCCTCGTAGGTCGTCCGGTCGTATTCGAATAACGAGCCGGCAGTAATCCGCTCTAGAAGCTCTACTTGCTGGTAGGCCAAAAGTAAGCCGTCAAAATCCTTGGTCGTCAGCGCCAGATCGCCCGGCTTGAATTGGTGGTTCATGCCTTCACCTTCGCGCGCAGTGCGGCTAGAGCGGCCCGGCCTACTTCCTCGGTCCGAACGTCGCTAACCGAGTAAGGGTCTGGCAGGCCTTCAACGATCTTCTTGAGCGGCTGGCCAGTCATGACCATGCGCACGGTGATGGCGTAGTTGCGGTCGAATAGCTTGCGGCTGCGCTCTTCCGGCAGGCTGGTCAGTTCGTAAAAGCCGGTTTCGCAGGCAGCGTGCTCGACGGCGGGGTGTGACCAGTTGCGGGTAGCCGCCGGATGGGCATTCGCACAGGCCTCGCGGTATGCCTTCGCGGCATCTGGCAGGCCCATCATTTCCGGGCTCGGCGCACACCAGCGGATGAAGCGGCCAACGCTTGGGGCGAAGTCACCACCGGACTTGCGGCACTGCTGGATGCCGAAGCGAATCTGCTCAAGCGAGTTGATACCAGCTGCCATGAACCCTTTGATCCATGATTTCTTGGCAGCGTCTAGCGCCTCTGTGGTCGGCCATGCCTGCTTCCAGGCTGGGAAGATGGATTGCAGCTCGACGAAGAGCTTGTTGACGACGCTGGCGGCGCCCTGGTCGATAGCGCGGGGCGCAGTGACCGGCTCAGCGATAGCTACGTGCTTGCCGCTGGTGGCGGATGGGATCAGATCCTTGACGTTGCGCATCACAGATCCCCTAGATCGTTTGCCCAGCTGGTGTCACCGCTGTGGAAATCGGGAGCCGAGGTGTTGCGAGCCGGCAGACGGCCCTCAGTGGTCAAGCGGTTAACAATCCAGTCGACCTTGAAGCCCTGCCAGCCTGCGACCAGCGCTTCGGTCATTGCGGTCTCAGCGGAGATGTCAGCGGCTACGCACTTGTCCAGCTCGGCGTTCAGGGCAGTCCAGACGGTTGCGCTCAGTGCGGCACGCTTCTGCTTGCGCAGGGCAACCCAGTCTTGGAGCAGTTGATCAGGGATGGCATGGGGGTTGTCAGCCAGCATGTGAGTCAGGCCGAACCCTGCCGAGGATGGCTTACGGCTCTTCGCCTTGGCGGCAGGCTTGCTCTTCACGTGGGGCGTTACAATCTCTTCCGAAGGAAGAGTTGTTTTCTTTGTATAAAGGAAGCAAGTTGCCGTTTTGGTCTCACTCGCGTCATTTCTCAGTGAGACGATTTGGGCTGAGTGAGACGTTTTGGTCTCAGTGAGACGGTCTTGTTTCTCTTCGTAGAAGGACCACTCGGAGACAGGGAAAATACCCAGTTCTCCACGGCTACCACCAACACGGAAGATGACCCGGCGCTCTAGGAGATGGCTGATAGCCTTCGATACGACATCGCGGCGCATGTTGGTCAGCTTGCCGATCTCATCAGCAGAGAGACGCTTGCTCTCTACTTGGTATCCGATGGTCTGACGAGCGATAGCCATCACGACGCGGAACTCACGAGCTGGCAGATCAACTGCAGCCAGAGCCTCCATGATGCTGTTGTCCATCCGGGTAAACCCCCGCTGGGTGTTGCTTATGTGAATCACGTTGTCCATAATCTTTCCCTGTTCACGTTGTACCGCTGTTCCGAAGCCACCCTCGTCCGGTGGCTTTTTTTTGCCCGCAATACTGGATATCTCTCCAGCCCCACCGGCGTTCTTTGCTGCTGTTTTGCCACTACGTAGACTTGGCACATCGGTTACGGAGAACCAGCCATGTCTAAATCACTCAGGAAATTCGCCCTTAGCGGCCCGGCCAATAGCGATGATTTGTTCGCGGGTCGTGGCATCAGTCGAGCGGCGACCAGTGCGGACGCCTGCATGGGTCTGAGCAGCAGGACGACGGCGCTCGACGAGCCCTTCCGGCTTCGGCTGCTGTTCCTTACTCGCTTTCACAGAGCCACCGGCAGCGCCCGCATCGTTCGGGTAAAGGTCGGGACGCAGCTCGTGGCGAGAGATCCCGGTCACCGACTCAATCTGTAAAACACGCTCAGCTGGAATACGCCCGGTAGCGCACATCCGCTGCACGGCTTGAGGTGAGCAGCCAATTGCGCGAGCAAGGGCTGACTGCCCTCCCGCCGCCTCAGCGGCCCGTGTAGCGATGTTCGTTTCCATTGCATATCTCCGGGTTGAATTACAACGCAAAATTACAGGCAAAACGATGCTTTTACAAGCAAGAATTGCAGTGCCAACTACAACCGTCAGTTGTATCGTTCGGGGTATGAATACGACCGGCAAACGCATCGCTATAGCTAGGGAAGAAAGGGGCTGGAACCAGTCCGAACTTGCCCGCGCCCTGAAGGTAACGCCCCAGTCGGTGCAGGCTTGGGAGTCAGGCAAAAACACGCCACGACCGAAGAAAATGGCGGAGATCGCAGCAGTGCTGGGTAGGTCTGTCGGCTATCTGATGGGCGACATAGATGCCAGTGAGCTATCCAACGTCGAGCCCGGCCCGCCTATCACCAGCCCCTACCGTGAGGTAAAGATCGTCGGCACTGCACAGATGGGCGCTGAGGGTTACTGGCACGCCCTGGATGACGGGGAAGGCTTCGTCGACGTGCCGTCCAAAGACCCTGGCGCTTACGCCCTGCGCTTGCGCGGCGATTCGATGGCCCCTGCTATCCGTTCTGGCTGGATCGCGGTCTGTGAGCCAAACGGCAGGCTTGTGCCGGGTGAGTACGTAATGATCCGGCTAGTCGACGGGGAAAGCATGCTCAAAGAGTTGCTGTATGCCAATGACGTAGAGGTCAGCGTGATGTCGCTAAACCCCGGATACAGCAGACGCACGATCCCGATGGATCAAATCGAACAGATGCACTACGTCGGGCACATTGTGGCACCAAGCAAGGTTAGGATTTAGGATGAGCAGCGCTAGCAAATACGCAACTCAAGATATCTTGTATGACGAGGCGATACGGTTTCTAAAGACCGTTACCGCAGATAGCAAATGCTATGCATGTGGCTGCGATGTATGGGAAGTTGCCTCAGACGGCAATGACAGCCGGAATGTGCTGCTCGTGCCAACCAACACCAGTTTCAATGGAAAACTGTCACGCTCGCTGCTGCTGGTCTGTAAGACGTGCGGACTTGAAAGACAGCATCGCGATCACAAAATAATTGAGTGGCTCACAGCCAATCCGCCAGAATCTGTGGATTGCACTGATGACTAAGTTTGTCTTGGCAGTAGTCGGCGGAAAGGACGCCACGCCTAGCTCATACGTGAAGGCTGACACACCCTCTAAGAAGGGCGATACTAGCGCCATGAACGAAATCACTCGCGAAGAGCTCGACGCTAAACTTGAGGCAACCGAAGCGCGCATGGAC